CTGTTGAAGTCCTCCGTTCGGCCTATGCCTGCAAAGCCAGTGATGATCTTGACTTCGATGATGTCCTTGTACCTGTCAAGAATATCGACGCCTTCCTCTTCTCGCAAGCGATTGAGAAGCAGTCTCAAAAGTGGCTTTTGCAGTTCGGCTGTCAACAGCGTATAGACGCCGCCAAGAGCAGCTTCAAGTTCCTGCGAGATCAGGCGCACTTCTTCTGCAGTAACCCTTTCTGCGTTCCTGATTGTGTTCTGAACCATAAAGAAGATCTGCGCAAGCCTCTGTTCAATCACCTGCGCCATGTTGAATATCCACTGGAAGTCTGCATACTTGTTCAGCTGTACAGCCGACACGTCGCCAGCCATACCCACAAGAACATCGCCATTCCATGCGTTCTGAATATCACGTGGGGTCAACGGCGACTGCGGGCTGACCAGCCATATAACACGTGAAGACTGTATAGCGCCGCTGACGAGCGCTTCATAAAGGCTTTCGAGGGTCTTCAGGTCGCCAAGGTATTGTTCCACAAGACCACGCCCGTAATTCTCGCCAGGCACGTGCGACCAGCGTAGGATCAGGAAAGGAAACGTCTCGATGCTGAACGTTTCTTTCTTCACAGGGATGTCTTCGATCTCCTGTGTGACGACCCATTTGTCTCCTTGGCGCTGTGCCATCGTCCACAACGTGAACTGTTCAAGGTCGTCGGGTGATGTTTGCCCTTGCGCCTTCTTTTTCTGTTCCAGAATGCGCACGAGGTTGTCGTCGAGCACGTTTCTTGCTATGCGTTCTTTGACGATGAGAAGCTTTGCGTTGCCGGCAGCATCTCTCTGCACAACGTAGTTATGCAAACGGTACGTCTTCACCGTTTTGCCCACATACAGCAGTGCGTTGCCAGTCACAATCAGGTCACGGATGGCGGTTGTGACGGCGCTGCGTAAATTGGTAGTTTCGATCAATTGCATAACCCTCTGCTCAAGCGTTGCAAGGATTTCGTCGGCAGCCGCTTTGGATATGCCGGCTCGCTTCAACAACGCCGGCGCTATGCTCAGCTTGAAAAACGGCACATTCGCCGGCATCATAACCAGCGCAAGCTTCGAAGTGAGCTGATTGACACCTCTGGCGCCAACGCTCTGGTACGGCGTGGGCAGTTTCTGGGACTCGTCCCAGTCCCGTGGTGGCAAAACTGACGGGATAGTGTACTTTGCACATTCAACTGCACGGTCTATGATAGCAGAACGGGCGGCATCCAGCCGCCCGAAGATGTCAGCTATTGCCATCGTCATCACCGCCCTTTAGCTTGTGTAGGCACTTCAGCAGGAACGCACGCACAGACAGATGCGCTATAAGTTCGTCGTGCGTACACAAAGTTGGATTTAGGATCTCGGGGTATTCCTCAAGCATCATCTCGAGGAAATCCTTGGTGTTCTCCGGCAGTCTCTTCTGTCGCCGGTATTCCTCAAATCTGCTCGGCATCATCCCCAGCCTCCTTCCCTATTATGTGGAGCTCTTGCAAGCGCTGATAATACTTTGAAGTCACCGTGAACGTGGCAAAGTCGTATTCGTCGGGCTGGCGCAGGATGTACGCACAGACCCAGTTGGTGTAAAAATCAATCATGGACAGGCCACGTGCTATGTACTGTTCGGCAAGTAGCTTTAGCCAGGCATCGATGTCTTCCATGTCGACTTTGTATTCCTTCTCGATGGCGTCGACGATGTTGGCAGCCCGCTTGCGCCCGACTTGTGGCAACCCTTTGAAGTTGTCCGTTGGATCTCCTGCGAGCACCTGCACATACAGTTTGCGGTGTGCAACGTAGTTGTCGATGGCATAGTACAGATCCTTCGCCCAGTTGTAGTGAAAGCCCACGAGTTGATCGAGGTCTTTGTCGACGCTGCAGATGATGTTCTTGTACTCTGGTTCCCTCGATAGTAAACCGATGACGTCGTCGGCTTCAAGGCTTGGCAGTCGCAGAACATCCAGCTTCAGCTTCTGTGTCAAGACTTCGTAGGTGTATTCGAGTCCGGGCGGTGTCTCTCGCTTCTGCCTGTGCTGTTTGTACTCAGGGAACACCTCGTGCCTGAACGTGGGCTTGTCGCTGATGGCCACGACGATTTCCTTGACGTACAGCCGCTCCTTCACGTAGTCGATGAGCTTCATCAGGTAATCTTCGATGAAATGCGGATTGAACGTCAGGGCGCCGTCAAACGCCCTGACTGTGGCAGCCGCCGCCGTTCGCCACACGAGCAAATCTCCGTCTATCAAAAGCCTCGTCTTCATGCCCCCACCTCCTTCAGTTCTGTCCAGTCGTCGCCAACAGACGCCTTGGCATCCAGTGGCACGTTCAGTTCCTTGCCAACTTCACGAATGCTATCCACGAGGATGTCTTTGACTTTGCTGGCGATCTCCTCTCTGGCTTCAACCAGCCACTCGTCGTGTATGTTGTGAACCCACCTCCAGTCTTCGTCGGGCTTGCCCACGCTGCGCAGCCTTTCGTCGGCTATAACGAGTGCCTTCTTCATGGCGATGGCACCAGCCGACTGAAGCAGTACGTTGAGGAGTGCATAGGATTTGCGAACGGCAAGCCTGCGTTTGTCGAGGGCGATAACATAGCCACGCTCTGCTTCCCTGTGTAACCTCTTCATAAGTTGCTCGAGGCCTTTCAGAGATGCTTCGAATTTTCTGCGCAGTTCTGAGGTCTCCACAAGGTTCTTGTTCAGGATCTCGGCCAGTGTTTCATCGGAAGCACCATATATCCACGCATAGACAAAGCGCTTTGCTGTGTCACGGTCAACGCCGAGAACTTCTGCATTGCGTGTGTGAATGTCATCTTCGAAGGCTTTGGCGAATGCACCGCCGTCGTACTCAGCCAGATAATGCGCAAGCAAACGCAACTCCAAAGCGCTTGCGTCACAGCCGACAAGTTTGTATCCCTCGCCGGCCACAAACAGCGAGCGCAGTTTACTACCCCAGTCGCCGTCGGGCGATGGCACAAGAGTAAGGTTCGGTGCTGCGTGCGTCATGCGATGAGTGATGGCGCCCATCGTGTTGATGACAGAATGAATGCGCCCGGTCTCGCCGTACTTCAGCCACGCTTCGTTGCCTGTCTCAAGAAGCCTCTGCATGCGCAAAAGATAGATATAGCGACGCACATAGTTGAGACTCGGGTTGACTTCAGCCAGAACCTCGAGCGTTCTATCGTTCACCACAGGTCTGCCCGCAGCGTTGAAGCGACGTGGTAGCCAGCCCATAGCCATCAAGTGCTCAGCGATGGAAGCCGTACTTTTGGGGTTCATCGGTATTGTGATGGTGTCGCCGTTGGGCAGTTGTTTGACCACCGGTGGAAAGGCTTCCTGGATGAGCCCCCAAAGCTTGTCCATCTCGCTTCGAATCTGCCACGCATAGTCCAAAGCCCTTGCATGGTCAAAGCCTATGCCGTTGAGTCGGCAACGAGCTATGATTTCGGCAACGTTGTATTCGAGGTTCACGGCGTGTTCGATGTTGGCAAAATAGCTATTGTGGGAGCGCAACTTCTCGTAGAGAACGGGCAGTGTGTCGAGGGCAACAAGAAGGTACTCTCTCCACTCAGGAGTCATGCGGTCGGGCGCCCCTATCCGCAAACGCCTATTGATGCGCCCGATGCGCATGGCAAAGGCTTCGAGGCTCCACGGGTCTTTGCTTGACATCACCCGCCCTTTCTTGCGCAGTTTCTGGTCAATGCTACGAATGTCATTCCATGCAAAAGCAGCAAATAACGCTGTGTCATAAAGGCTCTTGGGTTGGACGTTGTAGTGGCGCCGAATCGCTGTCAGCCACTGAACGCCATTGTGCATTACTATCTCGGCACCATCCAGCATTTGGATGACTTCGTCTATCTCTGCACCGCTTGCGATAATGCGCTTGCCGTTCTCTTGCTGGATGCCAAGGCCAACCAAGCGAAAAGGCGCAAGAGCGCCCGCAGGCACAACGTAGATCATGCTTTCGCCTCCTCTTCGCTCAACCAACGACGCATGACGACGTCGAGCTGGCGATAAAGATCGACCAGCCTGAGTTCGTTCACGATAACATAGTCGGCCGCAAACTGTTGAAAGTAGTTTTCCGACGGATGATCTTCGTACTCAGGGGAATAACCGTCACGCTTGCTTCGGGCTTCCTGACTTGCTACGATATATATGGCTTTGAACCCTTCCTGCCTCAGCAGGGCATACTCGTTGGGGAATCTGACGTCACTTATCACAACTCTGTCATAGCGTCTGGCACGCTTGAGGGCATATTTGACCCAGACGTCAGGGTCGATCTGTTTGAGATGTTCGGAGATGGCTATGAGCAGCCCTCTGTCTTTCTTGCGCATGCCAAAGTACTTCTTGGCGATGTCGTAGACGGGATCTGCAAGCCTGATCTTTGTGAAGCCGTACTGTTCGCAGAGGTAATCGGCGGCCGTGTCTTTGCCTGCCCGCTGTTTGCCAAAAATCATCACACGCATGCTATCCCTCCTCAAAATTCCGAAGGATTGTCAAAGGCAGCTATGGCATACGGCTCGAGACGTCCCGTAGATCTGTTGTAGCGCAGAATATCGGCTTCACCTGTGACGCCAAACAGTCGGTTTTTGAGGACACGCACAAGTCTTGTTGTTGGGTCCACCACTTCGATTGCGATGACGTTGTCGGCAAGTTGCTTGATACTGCCAGAACCTCGCAGGTCATCGAGCGTGACCCTGCGCCCTTCTTCGGCCGTCTCCTGTGACTGAGACTTTCTGATGTGCGAAACCACCACCATGCCCACCCCTGTGTTCTCCACGAACTGGCGCAAGCGAGTCATTAGGATATCGATGAGCTTGCGTTCGTCGTGGGTTTCGAGGCCACTGACCACGATGGAGATGTGGTCGATAATGATGAAGTCGACATCGAGGCCAACTGCGAGGTAGCGCAGGGTAGTCATAAGGTTTTCTGAAGCCAGCGAGCCGAAATGTTGGAAGAACACACAGTTGTTCAGGATCTTCTCTTTGGTTTGTTCGAACATCTCAGGCGTGATAAGTGTGGGCTTCAGTTCTACCTCGCCACGTGGGATGTTGTTGTGGAGCGCTACAAAGCCACGCACGGTCTGGTCAATGCTTTCCTCGAGCGCTACATAGCCTATACGCTTGCTGTGTTCTTTGACGAGGTGGTAGGCCAATTCACGAACGAACGTGGATTTTCCAACGCCTGTGCCAGCTGTGATGACCGTTAATTCTTTTTTGCGAAGACCCTTGAGCATCATGTTGAGCCCAGGATAGGGAAACTCGTAGTTCTCTATGTTGTGCGATAGCACGACGTCTTCGTAGCTGATGGCAGAACCAAGGACGACGCCTTCCGGGGTATATGGTGTGGCACGCTCGATGTACTTGGCAAGGGTGGCGCCACCTTCGTTCAGCAGAACCTCGTTGGCGTCTTTGTACTTGCCCCAGTTGACAACGTAGACCTTGCCTGGCGTTAGCAGTTTGACGGCTTCATCAATGGCTGCCTTCCCTGCCTGGTCGTTGTCGAAGGCTAAAACGATCTTCTGGAAAGACTCAATCCAGTCTATGTGTTGCTTGATGTTGCGGGCGGCTGAGCTGGCGCCGTCTGTGACTGAAACTACAGGCACTGACATGTGTGTTGCCTCGGCTATGGACATGGCATCGATCTCGCCTTCAGCTATGACGAGGACTTTGCCACCGCCATGCCAGAGGTGTTGCCCGAACATCAAGCGGGGCTGTTGGGTGTCTCCCACGATCCAGAAGCGTTTGTCCTGCGTGCGGATTTTTTGGCAAATGATCTCGTTCTGGGCGTTGAGGTAGTTGGCAACGTGCAACCATTCGCCTTTGTGTTTTGTAACGCCATAGAGAAACGCACGGCATATTGGTGCGCTGATGCCACGCGTCGGCAGGTCTTTGTATTCGAACGGCAAAAGCTTCTCGAGGCTGTGCTTTTTGGTGCGTTCGGTGGGCTGTGGAGCATCTTCGCCGGGCTTGGCAACGAAGAAATAATCGCAACCCGGCGTGAAGCATTTGCCCTGCAAAGAGCCGTCCGGCTTGCGCCAGACGGCCACGTTGTCCTTACTGCCGCATCTTGGGCACGATGTGTGGTACAGAAATTCGCCCATGCTCTGTCACCTCACTCGTAAAGACGGTAGATGACCATGTCTGCAAGGAATTCATAGAGCGTGTCGATGGGCATGTGCAGGTCAAAGAGCGCTTCGTCCGTCTTCGGCCTGAACAGCGAATGCTTGAGCGTTGCTCGAAGCACTGCGGCAGCCGTCAGCTCATCGGCCACAGAACCACGTTCTGCTGCAAGTTGCAGCGTGACTGAATGCCTATAGGGTTTGCCACCGAACTCAAGCGTGATAAGCCTGGCGCCTCCCCTCTGAAGCGTACCGATTGCGTTCCACAGCTTCTGTTCATCTTCTGGCCTCAGGCCTTCTAACATAACCGCCCCTCCCTTCATTTGCCGTCGTCAGCATCGAACAGCCGTAGTTCGCCTCTGACGAGCTTGATCCAGCGATCGAAGGGCATGATGACAAGCCATTGCTCCCTGTCGTTTCTGAAGAACACGCCATCTGCCTCTGCCAGCCAGCGGTACAAGTCTTTGTAGGCATCTTTGCGGCGTTTGACTTCGAAGACGGCACCGACTTTGCCACGGACGTCGTAGGCCACTACATCGCCCTTCTGGAAGGCGGTGCCGCCGCTGAGCGGCACACGCCTGGCATTGAGTCCAAACCTTCTAAGAAGGCGCTCGACCTCGTGTTCCCCTTCGTAACCCTTGCGTCTCTGCCATTTGCCCATGTTTACACCTCCTTTCCTTAGAACGGCGGCATTTCGTCGCCGCCGTCGTCGTCAGCAGCAGCAAGCGGATCACCGAACACCGATGTCGGGTCAATGTTGCCGACGCTGTGGCGCAGTTCTATAATTCTAACGGCAATGAGATAAGCCGTGACACCGTAGTTGTAGCCTGCAATGTAGCCGGCAAGTCTGATGTGGCCCTGAAGAATAGAACCGTTGGGCACAACCTCTGGTGGTTCAATCTTTTGGTTGTTTGCGTTGAACACCACAGGCGCATACTGGGATTTGGCCTTGAGAAGCAGATAACCAGTTGGCACGTCATCTATGAGCTCGTCTCTCAACAGTGGCTGCTTGTTCATGCGGGCCTTCCTGGTGGTGGGGATCTCCTTAGCCAACTCGTTGAGCAACTCCTGTTCGATGTTTATGAGCTGCTCGATGACTTTTGCATGGTCTTCCTCGTGCAGTTTGAACACTACCTGATACATGCCGTTCTCGAAGTGGTCGTTGGGTTGTGCAAGATACACCCATTTGGTTTCAAGAGGTGGTGTTGTGAACAGCCTGAACGGTCTTTCCTTCTTTGCCATGCTATCCCTCCTCACGAAAAGAAATATGGCGCTCTCAGAATTTCCTCACAATTCAGTTCGCCCTGAATGGGCGGATCGGGAAGCCTAACTCCGTACCTGCGTTCCCACTCGGTCTTGTGTTGCAACAGCACGGGTTTTGAGTAAATCTCCACGAAGGTTTCTCTGATAATTCTGTGAAGTTCTGGGATGTGATCGGGGTACGTGCCAAAGCTGTCGTGTTGGGCAAGTAGCGGGAAGTCGCAACGGTTGACTATGAGCGCAAGATGCGCTGCGTCGTACGAATGTACAAAGTTCGGCGAAATTCCAAGCTTCATCTTCTTCTTGTGCAGCTTCTCGGTATAGTCGTGGTAGCGCATAGACAATTTGCGTTTGCCAAAGAACGTCGCTATCTGGTAAACCACGGTGCGGCGGTAAGCCTGCGACACCACGAAGCCCGACGGCGTGATCCATTCCAGTGGTGCGTCGATCTTTGCGACGATCTGCTGTAGCCAGCGGAGGAATTCGAGGGAGCCCAGCTCTTTGAGGGCTTCATAGATCTTCGTCGTGAGGTAGTTGA